GGGCCATCCACTTCGTTCCGAGCCGTATGGGTCGGGTCGTTGTAGATGACGTTGGTGCCGGCCCGGAAGACCGCCCACATGACCGCCGTGCGAATGCGCAGCACCTTGTCGCGGAGCTGGAACACGGTGTTGGAAACGTGGTCGTCTTCAGACAGGTAACGTGCCCGGCTGGTGACGGCGTAGATTTCCACGCGCTCCTCGAACGTGGCCTCGACATCCTCGTAGCTGATGCCCTGCCAGTCCGGGTTCACACCTTCGGTGATCGCCGAGTCGGTGGCCAGGTCGGGAACGATCCGGCGCCACTTGGCGGTCTCGGATACGTTGGTGGGAACACGCAGCTTCTTGGTGACAGGTGCGAACGGGTCATGCGCGCGAGCGAACTTCAGAAGCTCCTTCGCGGCATAGACGTTGGTCCGGTTGCCCGGAGCGGCAGGCGAACCACCAAAGGTGGCCACGCCCCCGTAATGACGTGCTTGATCAGACATTCCTTGTTACCTCACGCTGATCGCCGCTTTTCCTCGGCCATCTGGCGCGCCCATTCCTCCTCCTCGCTTTTCGGCTCGGCCTGCCGGTGGGTTGCGGACAATCCCGAACCCTGACTGGGTGGAGCCGGCGGAGGCGGCTTGCGCGCGCGCTTCGACGTTGGCTTGGGTGGCTGGCCTTGGGCCTGTCCACCTTGCGGCGGTGTACTCTGATTGGGTTGCTGTCCCTGTTGAAGCCGGCGCTGGGCCTCGGCGTAGTCCTGCTTGAAGCGATCGAGAACTTCAGCGTTGTGCAGGGCCGAGAACGACCCCAGCTTCTGCTGAACTTCAGGCGGCTGTGCGCTTTTCCAGTGCTGGAATAGCGGGTCGCCGGTGATCTGCTGCCAGTCGGGATGACGCTCGGAAAGCGCCTGGCGTTCATTCTGGATGAACTGCTGGCGCTCCTGGGCCCATGCCTGCTTGAGTTGGGATGTTTCCTGCTCTGCATCTGCGCGGGTTTTCTTCAAGAGATTGCTGACGGCATTTTTTACGGCATCAGCATCCTTGGGAAAGTCCGCTTTGAACTCCTTGAAGGCATTATTACTCTCCAGATCATCAAGATCCTTGGGGGTAGCTGACTCGAATGCTTCCACGCGCTTTTTGAGATCGGCGGCTTGGCGGCGATACTCCTCGGCCTGGCGCTGGACGGGGGCTACCTTCCCGTGCAGCGATTGGTACTGCTGTTGCATCTGGTTCAGTTGCGAACGCATCTGCTGGTCGTACTGCTGAAGCTCCTGTTTCGCTTCATCAGAAAGATCATTCCACCACTTCGGAACGCCCTCATCAGCGGCCTGTTCGCCGACTTCATCTGCGGGCTCCCCCTCGCCACGAGGCTGTTCCCCCTCGGGCTCGGGTTCGGGCTCGTCGCCAGAGTCTTCCGCTTCAGGCTCAGGCTCAGGCTCATCGCCCTCGCCTTCTTCTTCGCTTTCAGGTTCAGGCTCCGGCTCATTTTCCTCGCCCATCATGGCCCACAAATCTTCCTCGCTCTGGGCCTCCGGCTGCTGTTGCTCCTCCGGTGCCGCATCGGCAGTTTCCTGGCGATCACGGGACTCGTCGGTTTCGCGTTCTTCAGTCATGGCTCGTCTTTCTCCGTTGGGTCAAGTTTGATCAGCTCTTTAAGCTGATGGATTCTCCCTCGTAAGTGCATGGTTTCGTCGTGGCTCAAGCCCTTGCGGTCGTTCTGCCGGCGCAAGTCATCAATCTCGGTCCTGGCGCGCTCCTTCACGGCCCGCCAGATGAATGAGTGGAAGTCGATCTTCAGTTCTTTCACGATCTGAACGCATCCTTACCCATCTGAATGTTCTGGCGCCGGTTCTGCTCACGCTTCATGTCCACCGCCATGCGCATCCCGGTCAGGTACTCGTCCTGGTCCATCTTGCGCTCCTTCATCGTCACGTTCATCATGTCGATCTGGTTGCGCACTTGCTCCCGGCGACCTTCAATCTCGCGCTTCATTTCCAGCTCGGCTGCCTTGATGTTCTCCTGGCTCGCGATCTTGGCGGCCGAGTCCTGAAGTTGGGCGTCAATGCGGTACAGGCTGGCCATGATTTCCTGCTCACGCAGTTCGTGGTCGCGCATCTTGAGCATGAAGTCCATCTGCGACTTCTCAGGGTCTTGCTCGTTGGCCAGCGCGGCGTGGGCTTCGGCGCGGGCCTTCTCGGCCTCGGCCATCGCCTTCTCGGCCTTGCCCTCCTGCTCCGCCAGTTCGGCCTGCAACATGCGCTGCTGCATTTCCATTTCCTGCTGCTTGGCCTCGGCCTCCTGCTGCTTTTCCTCGTCTGTCTTGAGCAGGCGGTCGGTCGGCAGGTCCAGGTAATTGATCACGATTGAGCGCAACTCGCTCATGTGCAATTCTTCTTTGAACTCCGGGTCGTTGTTGGCCATCGCCATCAAGTTCATGGAGTGTTGCGCCTGGATGTCTTTGACCAGCAGGTAGGACGCGCCGCGGGGCTCGATCTCCATGTCGATCTTCAGGTCATCGTTCTCGCCGTAGAGCAGAATCCAGTAGTAGAAGCGCCGAAGCATCGGCAGGGTCACGTTGTCGTCCCAGTTGTGGGCGGCCATGCGCTGCACGATGTTGGTGGCGTTCATCATCATCGCCAGCCCGGATGTCGTCTCATGCGGCATCTGCGACTGGCCATCGCCCATCATCAGCGGCAACGAAGTGTTCTCGTTGGCGTTGTTGTTGGCCAGCTCGTAGACCGGCATGATGTTGGCAATGGCAGATTCGATATTGTGGAACTGAATCGCCTCGCGGAAATCGGTAAGGTCGGCGTCTTTGGCAATCCAGTGCTTTGGCCCGCGAATGCGCTTCTTGCCATCGGCCGGCTCGACCTTGCCAAGAAACTCCAGCGACTGCGGGCCCGAAGTCAACTGCGAGTTGTGGACCATCGCCGAGTAGGTCTTGTCCATCACGTACTGCTCGTTGCGCATGATGAACGGCACCCCGTAGCCGAACAGGTCCGACTCGTCTTCCTCATAGTTCCAGACGTAGTAGGGGATGCGATGGTCGTTGTCGATCGCCGTGGTCTGTACTCGCAGAATCTGGCCCTGGCAGAACCAGATTTCAGCGAATATCGAACTCAGTTCAGACTCGGGCAGTTCAATGCCGAGCATCTGCGCCTGCTCGGGCTCGAGCGGACCGTGGTACTCCCACACCGGGTAGAGATTGTCCATCCGGTCCTGAGTGTTCCTGAGCATGTCCAGGCGGTTGACCAGCACGCCACGCACATGGCCCAGCTCCGGCGTGGACTTCAGTACACGCTCGATCGCGCGCGGGTCAAAATCCGGGTAGCGCGCATAGTCGCGCAACTGCTCTTTGTTGCACAGGTGCAACTCAAAGGAATGCTCGCACTCCTCAATGTTCCTCGCCGGCGCCGGAAACCACATCCAGGGGTCCACCCGGTTGACCGCCGGCCGGGTCTCTGTCACGACATGCAATTCGACCCCGGCATCCTCCATCGCCGGCTCGCCGGTTTGCGGGTCGATCATCGGGGCCTCGAACTCCTCGCCCGTCTCCGGATCAAGATGAAGCTCCATGACGGGCTCGTAGACGCGCCGGGCCACCTTGCGGGTGTAGCCCGATGAAAACGGCCCCTTGAGGACGCCTGAGCCCAGCCGGCAGCCGTCATAGATCGACTTGCGCCCCGACTTCGGGTAATTGCACTCGGTCAGGTAGTCATGGATCGTCTGCTCGTTGAGCCTGGCCACGGCGTCGGCCGTCTTCTTGTCGATCGGCTGACCGTCAATGTCGGTCGGCAGGGCTGGAGCCTTCAGGGCGTAGTTCCGATCATTGGTCGGGAACAGCATGTCGGAGATCCGCGCCGCGATCGTGCGCGTCTTCTGCCGGGTCTTGTTCTCGGTGATCGTCAGGTCGTCTTCCTGGTCCTCGCCGCTGTAGCTGTCCCACGGCGCCAGGCCATGCTCGACCCCCCAATACTGGCGCTCATCACGCAGCCAGCGCCGCTCGACCGGCTCCTTGTGATCGACTGCATCCTTGAGTTTGCCGTCCAAGTGCTGAATCAGTTGACCAAGGCGCTTCTCATTCTCCTCGGCCTCATCACGCTCCGGGTTTTCTTCCTCGACCAGATCGTATTCCTCGTCCATCAATATCGTCTCCCGAACGTGATTTCCTTCATCCTCGGTCCTGCGGTCAATGCCTTCACATCCATTTCAGTCTTGGCGTACTTCAGCCCGTTGAAACACAGATAGCGGAGCGCATCGAGGTGGTGATCGTTGGTCTTGTGAACCTTGCCGTCCTTGTACTTGTAGGTGCGGAACTCCTTGAGCAGCCCCGTACAGGTCGAATAAATCTTCAGTCGCCCGCTCAGAAGGCGCGAAAGCACGGTCTGAATCCCGGCGTCAACCGCCTTGTCGGGCTTGCGCATGACCACGCCTTCAGCGGCGTAGAGCTTGCGCATTTTCTCGCCATCATTCTGGCTGACCGAATCGGCATCGCCGACCTTGGGAATCCAGTTGCCCCGGGCCTTGATCGCCGACGCAATCAGCGGCACAACGGTCTCATTGGCCAGATGCTCGGAGTAGATGTAGACCACATCCGAGTCCCGGTCCCATGCAGCCCATACTGCTGCCGTGTTGTGCCAGCCGCCGTCAAAGCCCATGATCCGCGGCCAGTGATCCGGAATGCTCGAGAGCGGGTCGATCACGAACTTGTCCTGCGGGACAGGGTAGACCGCGCCCTCGGCCATCGCCGGGACGCCATGTTCAACGGTTTCGCGCATGTGCTTGGGCGTGTTGGCTCGGGTTTCCTTCTTCCACTTCTCCTCCAGGTGCGGCACTTCATCCCAGCTGATGTAGGTCACAGCCCTGGAGTCGTCGTCTTCGTCGGTAAACAGCATCGTGAGCGGCGTGGCGCCCTTCTTTGGCGTGAAGGTTACAATGACCATCGGGTAGGGCGAACCACGGAAGCGGGCCACGATCTCGGAGTAAATCTCCACATCCTTGCCCGCCGGCGGCGGC